AGTATAATTTTTTCTTGAGTTATAAGTACAATCATCAGCAATATCATAAAGAGTTGCTTTTACTTTATCTTTTCCTTTTCTAAGAACTCGTCCAATGCTCTGAAGATTTCTGATTCTGGACTTGCTTGGTGAGGCAAAGATAACATTATGGAGATTTTTAATATTGATACCAGTAGAAAAAGTTCCATAAGAGGCAACGATGATTGCATTATTTTCCCTTTCGGTTATTCCTCTTACCAATTCTCTTTCTTCAGCATCCACTCCTCCATGAACAAAAAATACCTTACGATCTTCACTCTTATTGGTATTTATTTGTTCATAAAGAACCACACCATGAGCTTCTACTCTTGCAAAGAGAACTAATGTATTTCCTTTTAAATCTAAAGCAAGATTTTTAATAAAATTATTTCTCTGTTCATGAGAGATTAAATACTGTATCTCATCTTCATAAGTCTCAAACTTTTGAGGTAGATGCTTTAAAACAAGACACTGAATGTCAAGTTGAGAAAGATGCCCTTGTCTCATCAACTCTTCAGTTTTTGTAACTTTATATGATGGACCAAACAACCCTTCAAGAACCCACTTATGAGTTTGAGTTCCATCTAAAGTTCCTGTAAAACCAAATCGATATTTTGCATGATGAAGTTTAGTCATAATCTCAATCAAAGACTTTGACTTGAATAAATGTGCTTCATCACCTATAATGACACCATATTCTTCAAAAAATGATCTGTCTAGTTTATATACAGATTGCCAAGTGGTAATAGTTACAGGATATTCGTTAGTTTTTTCTCTGCCGGAATATATACAGTGACAACATGAATCTACATCTAAACCATAATCACGAAAATCCCCGTGCATCTGACTTACTAAACTTGTCGTCGGAACAACTACAAGAATTTTTTGGTTCTTATCCATATAATATCTCACTAAGGCGTAAATCATCATCGATTTACCTGACCCAGTGGGACTTATCAGTAACTTTCGATTATGTCGTAGGGCATCGTATACTCCCTCAATTTGGTATTGACGTGGTTGATGCGAACATATGGAGTACATGTAATCTTTGACACCTTCATATGAAATCTCTTCATTTTCTTCATATGGGGTGCCGTAAAACTTATTATCCTCAAATTTATATGTGTACCCGTACTGATTGCAAAAAGATACAATCTTGTCTAACAGACCTACGTAAATCTGCTTAGATCTCATATCATATAAGTGAATTTCCCCATTCCAGTTTCTATTCCTATACTGGGGCATGAATTTCATATTTGGGACTTCGAACTTAAAGTGATCTCTAAGTTCGTATTCAATATGTGGTTCAGTTTTAATCTTTAAAAATACTTCGTTGGATTTTGAGATAACAAGATTTGCTGTAGTATCAATCACATATATCCATTCATCTTAAAATATTTATTATCCCAACCCAGAGTTAAATCTCATAAACTCAATTGCATTTTTTATTTGATACGTTCTGTTCTGCACCATTTTAAGAATACTTTCAATATACACTAACATAGTATCGTAATAATCAATCTTTAAACAAACTGTAGAAAGTTTTTCATCTGCATCAAGATACTTTTGCATAGTGTCTTTGTCCCTAATTTTTTTAGGGAATGGATTCTCCATATAAACATCAGGATCCGCTTTTCCAGAATAGTACTCATATCTTTCGTGTTTGATATTTCTTTTCTGCTGTTCTGCCTTTTTTCTTAGAAGAAAAATTGTATTATAAAGATCGAAGTATTTTGCATGAAGAACTGGGATGTTTGCTGATTCTGTATGAAGATTATCCATATCTATCTTGGAATCTTGTTCCCACATTTTTTGGATACTATCCAAGTCAATACTCATAATGGATTTCCATTCAAATCAACTATATTGTAGATAGTATACTTGAATATTACCTCTGCGGTCAAATATTGGATATCAGTGTCAGTTGCATCAAACTGCAAATCCGTCAAACTTACTGGAAATAAATCTATAAATTTAATTTTAAAATTTGGTGTTTGAGAACTTGTAAGAATATCCAATGTTCCGTCTGAATACAAGTTCAATTGTGAATTATATGGTTGATCTAGATTATCATTATTTTTTTGCCAATCATATATCTCTTTCAAATTTTCTGGATATCCAATTCCTCTTATCCAATTCTGTATTTGCATATAATTTTCAAGATTTTCATCAACTAAAAATCTCAAACTAAAATCATTAAAAGTTACTTTATCACCAGGAATGTCAATGTCTTTCAAATAAGTTGGTTGTGTAGAAGTTCCAAGAGTTAATCCTGGAATGTTACATTGATTTGAGAAAAATGATACCTTTGGAGATCTATTCAAAATAAATTTAAACCCAGTTGGATTTAAAAAGTTTCTATTTTGTATTTGGTTTTTAAACCCGTTTGAAACAGTCATTTTTTTAAATATTTAGAATAAAAAAGGGGTCCTTTCGGACCCCTGAAAACCTTTTGTGATTTAAATCACATGAGGTTCTTGATAGCAACTCTTCTGTAGTAACGGTTGCTGTTAACACGCAGACGACCCAGACCTTGCTCAGTACCTTCTGCAAATGGGTTTGCAACGATACCGTAACGGGTCTTAAAGCCAATCTTAGGCTGGAAGGTGTCCTCACCAACCGCACGTACCATCTGAAGAGGTACATATGGGCAGTAGAAGAGACCTGCATCATAAGGTGAAGAACCCTTATAACCAACAACGTAGTATTGGTTGGTTCCCTGTGCCAGACCACTATTATCAGCAGCCAGGTTTGCAGAATATGGGTCAATATAAACTCTGTACTTACCATTGATGGTTCCAGCAAAAGTATTGCCAGTGTCATCAACGTTCAGGTTTGCATTCAGAGCAGGGGTGTAATCGAGAACACCAGCCATGGTCAGTGCTGAAGCAACGTCAGCAGAGCACATGATGATGTTGCCCTTTCCACGACGAGTTCTCTGAGCAATTCTGTTAGCATCTCTTTCGATCTGGAACAGAAGACCCTTGAACTTCTCAACAGACCAACGACCGTTGGAGTCAACGTCGAGGTCGAAGATACCAGCAGTTGCAGTATTTTCTACAGCACCTTGCTCAGCAATCTTGTAGATGGTTCTGATAACTTCACGGTTGATTTCAGCAAGAATCTCAGTTGACAGAATGTTTGCCAACTCAGCTTCTGCATTAAGACCGTGAATTGCCTTGAGGTCCTGAGCAAGCTCAAGTGAGTACTCAGCCTTCAGAGCTCTTGACTTTGCGGTAACAGTGACTTTCTCAATTGAGAATGCCATTTGGTTGAACTGATCACCGGCAGTATTGCCAAGGTTCTCAGCATCACCAGTTACCATACCCTGACCAACATCATATGCGGTCGAAGATGCGGTTCCAACTGGGTTCAGGATTGCTGGGTTAGTTCCTGACTGTGAAGTAGTACCAAGACCAGCAACAACATCAGTGAATCCTGCAGTCAGATTATTTCCATCATCCTGACCAGAGAATGCAGTATCAGCTTCGTTGAAGAATGATTCAGTTCCACTCTGATTGTTGTAGCGGGAACGCATTGCGAAGATGAGTCCAGTAGGACCACTCATTGGTTGAACACCAGCCAGATCATATGCGACCAGGTTTGGCATTGAACGTCTGATCAGTGAGATCAGAACTGGATCGAAACCTGCGGTAGGACCTGCAGCAGTGGCGTCACCACCAAAACCACCGGAAGCACCAGCAGCATTAGCACTGTTGGTTGGGGTTTCGTACAGGTTCATACCTGTGGAGAATGCAGATTCCTCACGGAGAAATTTTTCTTGGTTTTCTAACAGGACAGCGGTTACTGCTCTACGATGGGAATCTCTGATTGGATCAAGACCCTCATAGTTGAGGAGTGGTGCCCACTTTTCCTGCAATTGTTCGGAATGGAACATTTGCGTTTACCTCTTGTTTGTTTTGTTTGATTTAATGTTAAATTCAGTTCTTTGCAACAGCCTGAAGAGTTTTCAGGTAAGCAGCCATTGTGCCAGAAATTTCTTCTGGGGATGAATCTACTTGTTCTGAAAGACTTTCAGTTTTTGCCTTTGGAGTTTTGTGTGCTGAGAAATAAGATTCTTTCAGCATCTCCAGTTTTTCACGATATTCTTCTTCACTTTCAAACTCAACACTTTCGGCAAGTGAAGCGAGCTTCTCTTTCTGAGTTACAGCAAGTCCCTCAGAAACTTGATCTAAAATCCCATCAGCAACCGACTCTGCGAGACGTTTGTTAAGGGAGATGTTTTTCTCAATTTGCTCGTTGAGTTTTGTCTCCATGTCATCAAGTTTTTCTACCATGCTCTCAAGCACATCATATTTATCTTCAGGGATTGATACATAATGTTCTTCAAAAAGAC